CCCTGTGACAGAAGAGGCCAGGCATGACGCTGCGCTGGGTAAAGCAGGAAAATCCAGAAGGACCTGATCATGGCCGAGTCACTGACGGTTCAAACATTCCTGGCACGCTATCCGGAGTTTGCCACCCAGCCCCCGGAACGCGTGGCTCAGGCCCTGGAAGACGCCCATCCCTGGGTGGATGCGTCCCGATGGGGAGCGGCGTATGCGCAAGGAATCGCGAGCCTGGCGGCCCATTTTGTTTGGTCCACCCCAGGGCTGGGAGCCGACAGCGCCGCCGCTAGAGGCGTGGTGGTGTCCGAGCGCGCCGGTGATCTGCACATCAGCTACGCGGCGCTGCCCTCTGACAGTGCCAGTGACGCTTGGCTAGCCACCTCGGTGTATGGACAACGTTACCTGACGCTGCGTCGGATGATCGGCCTGGGGGCCTTGGTCGCCCCATGAGTGCCGTCAAGATCATTCGGCCCGCCGATCCCAACACGTGGAAGGCCCTGGCGCAGCGGCTGCACGCGATGGCGCAGCGCTGTGTCGTGGTGGGCATTCCTGCCGCGCACAACCCCCGGACGGAAGACGGGATCGGCTCGGCTGGACTGTTGGCGGTGCATGAATTGGGTGCGCCAGAGCGGGGCATTCCGGAGCGCTCCGTGGTGCGGCGTTCCATCAGCGAGCATCAAGACAACTATGTGGCCCTGCACAGGCAGCACCTGCGCGCAGTGCTGCGTGATGCGATGAGCGTAGAGACCGCCCTGGACACCCTCGGGGCGGTGGCCGCAGGCGATGTCCAGGCCACCATCCGTCACGCGGACTTACCGCCGCTGAGGCAACAGACCATTCGGCGCAAAGGCTCCAGCGCCCCGCTGATTGACACCGGGCAGATGCTCCAGTCGATCACCTATGAGGTGCGCGATGCTGAAGATTAGCGCGCTGTTTGGCAATCCACGCTTTGCCCAGACAGTCACGGTGCACCGTGACCACGGGCACTATCGCGCCGATGGCACCTGGATCCAGGCCAGCGTTGCGTACCCTGTGCGAGCGATCCTGCATCCGGTCAAACCCGATGACCTGCAATTGCTTCCAGAAGGGCAGCGCTATTTTCCCTCCAAAAAAATCATGAGTCAGCACGCGCTGTGCGTCGGTGATCTGGTGCGCTACCAGGACACCACCTGGCGCATCGTGCAGCTTTCTGACTGGTCCGAGTATGGCTACTACCACGGTATCGCCGTTCGACATGACGGGACTGCGCAGCCTGCTGCGGCTGCTTCTGGCCTTACCTGAAGGATCCGTCCGCCCGGCGGATCAGCCCGCCCCCTGTGGAGCCGCACCGTTTGTGACGGTAAAGCGCCTGCGTTCTACCCCCTTGGGAGCGGCGTGCTGCGCCTTTGATGGCCGCCAGCAGAGCATCACCTGTGCCTATCTGCACCACATTAGTGTGAATGCCTACGGTACGGGCGCCTATGAACTGCTGTTGCAGGCACAGGCCTTACTGTCCTGCCAGGCGGGCACGGCAGGGCTGCGCGCCTTACGTGCGGGCCTGGTGTCCGTCACGGCTGCCCAAGACCTCTCGGCCATTGTGGGCGCCGGATATGAAGCCCGCGCCCGGATCGAATTACAGATCACCCACCACCACCGTGTGGTGACCACCCTGGCTGCTGTGGACAGCGCAGACATCCATATTCACACCCGCACCGGTCACATCGCCAGCGTGACCATGACGGCACCGGAGACCCAGTAAATGGCGCTAGCGCTTTCAAACATTGTCAATGTGCAACTCAATGCACAGCCCCAGTCAGCAACCCGTCGTGACTTTGGGATGCTGGCCGTGTTCACCCCCGAAGCGGGCACCGTATTTGTCGATACCAAAACACGCTTCATGCATGCCAGCACGCAGCAGCAGGTGGAACACGCCTTTGGCAGCTACTCCAAAACCGCAGCAGCCACCCGCCGCTTCTTTGCACAAAGCCCCCGCCCCAAACAGCTCATGGTGGCGCGCTGGAATCGATTTAAACAACACATTGCCGCCTCCCCAACGACACTCACCTCCGGGCCGATTGCTCAGGCCGATACGTGGTACAAGGGCGTGGATGACGGCTGTTTTTCCATCCGCATCTATGGTGTGGATGTCACCTTATCCAAGCTGAATTTCACCACGGCCACCTCATTCTCCCAAGTGGCGACTGTGTTGAATAAGGCACTGGATGAGTTTGGAGTGAATTGCCGATTCTTAAATGACTGCTTTGAACTCTATGCTGCCGTGGCCGGAGGAAATAACGCCATTGGCTATGCACAGCAGCGCAGTCCCTCTGGCACCTATGTCGGGCACTGGCTGAAGCTTGAAGCCGATCAGGCCCGCCTGAACATCGGTAACAACGCTGACACCATCGAGGCCGAGACATTGCCGGATGCCTTTGCGGCCTTGCAGGCACTCACCACCGGCTGGTATGCCGCCGCAGTGGCCGATGAGACATTGACAGACACGCAGATCCGATCCGCCTCCACATGGATCCAAGCGGCAGACAAAAAAATCATGGGATGGACGACCCGCGACCCGGCGCATTTGGAATTTAAAAAAACCAATGTGTTCAGACAGCTCAACGCATCAGGGTGTGATCGCACCGTGGTGCTGTACGACACCACGGACCCCTACGCGGTGATCTCGTGGTTGGCCCGTGCCTTGTCGGTGAACTTCAGTGCCAACAACGCCGCCCTGACCATGAAATTTAAGCACCTGCCCGGCGTGGCCGCAGATCAATTGACACAGACCCAGGTGGCCCAGTGCGTGCGTTTAGGCATCAACTATTACGCCTACTTTGATGATGTGGCGATGGTGGCCGAAGGCACCTGTATTGGCGGGCGCTTCTTTGATGAAGTCCATCTGCTGGATTGGCTGGTGGATGCGGTGCAAAAGGAAGTGTTTGCCGTCCTGCATCGCAGCCCGACGAAGGTGCCGCTGACGGATGCAGGCACCCACCTGCTGCTGGCGGCCTGCAAAAAAGTCTGCCAAGAAGGGGTCCGTAACGGCGCCTTTGCCCCTGGCCTCTGGAACGGGGAGGCCTTCGGTGCGCTGGCCACCGGCGATTACCTGGACGCTGGTTTTTATGTCTGGGCCGATTCAGTGGACACCTTATCGACCTCTGATCGCCAAGCGCGCCGGGCACCGCCACTTCAGATCGCCGTGAAGCTGGCCGGTGCCATCCATGCGGTGGACGTCATCATCCACTTTGACCGATAAAGGAATCCCATGTCCGTCTTCGACCCCAAACAAGTGTCGGTGCTGCTCAATGGAACCCAGATCAAAGACTGGGCCGATGGCACGGACGTCATCGACGCCAAACACAATGCTGATGCCGGTGCCTACACCATCGGGGCCAGCGGCGCGGGCGTGTTTGTCGCCAACGCGGATCGGTCCGGCACCTTAACGTTGAAAATCAAACAGCACAGCGCCGACAACACATTTTTGAGCAGGCGACTGGCGCAGCAACGCGGCGCGATCCAGTCCTTCACCCCCTTCACCCTGGATATCCGTGACCTGTTGAATCAGGACGTGGTGACAGCGACCCATGGGTATTTCACGACGCCCCCCGGATTTACCCGGGGCGCCGGACACAATCCAGAAACCTGGACACTGGTGTTCCAGGTCATGGACATCACCCTAGAAAAAGGCTTTGGCAACGTATGAACAATGAACATCGTTTTGAAATAGATGGCATCACCTACCTGATGACCCCGGCCAATGCGATGGCGGCCTGGCAATCGCTCAAACGCGCCGGGGTGCTGCTGCGGGGGATGGATGCGGACGCCCTGACCAACACCCAAGGCGCAGCCTCCGTTGCCCTAGGGGCGATCCTGAGCCATCTGGGCGACCCTGCGGTCACTGAGATAGAAGCCTTGGTGTTCGAACAGACCGCGATCAAGACCCCCGATGGCACCACCTACCGGCTCAGCCCAGATCGGCTCAATGAGCACTTCAACACCCGCCGCACCCATCTGCTGCGCGTCTTAATGGAAGGAGTGAAGTATCAATACAGCGATTTTTTCGCTGGCGGCATGGCGGCCTTCCAGGAGTTGATTCCCATGCCGAGCGCCGAGAAACAGTAACCGACTGGTTTCTCTGGGCACCGATCATGCGCGGCTATTGCGATCTTGAGCAACTGCGCACCGTGTACTGCCTCAGTGACTTATGTACCTTCCACACCGCGATGGTGGAATGGGATGCCCTCCAGCATGACGCGCTAACCCCCTGCGATGATTCTCGACGAATTCCTGATCCGCCTTGGCGCGGTCGCTGACACCTCAGGCTTCAACACCTTTAGCACCGGCCTGACCCGCGTTACGGGCATCGTGACGGTTGCCGCCGCCGCCATGGGAGGGGCGCTGGCCGGAATGAATCGCTTTGTCGGCAGCGCCTTAAGCGAACTGAATGCCCTCAATAGCGCCAGCCAGCGCACCGGAGCCAGCCTGTCCTTTCTCCAGGAGCTGGGCTATGCGGCGCGTTTGAATGGCTCCTCTGTGGAGGCATCGACCCGTTCTATTGAATCCTTGTCCCAAAAAATAGGCGAAGCCGCCAATGGGGTAGGGCGCGGGGCCATGCTGTTCCAGAAGCTGGGCTTGCAGGCCCGACAGGCCGATGGCTCCGTTAAATCCGTTGGCGACATGCTGGGCGATGTGCAGGAAAAAATCCGTGGTTTGTCCGCACCACAACAGCAGTCCATCCTGGCCAACCTGGGCATGGATGCCACGATGTTGCAAACCCTGCGCCTGAGTCGTGAGGAGTTAAACGGCGTCTTCCAAGAGGCACACGATCTAGGTGTCATCACCGCTGATGGCGCCGATAC